GCGGGAGCCGAAGGTGAGTGAAACCACCGAAGTCTAGGGGCAATTCGGGCTAGATCAGTCTGGCGGACCGGGCAAGAAACTTAAAATATTTTATTTTACAGATGTTTAAAACTCCTTCAAGATCTCCAAAACAACTAGAACTTCAACTGGTAAATGCTTTTGTTTCATCGCACGACTTAACCTGCCACTGCAAAAACCCTGCTTATCACTGCTTGTGGATCCTTACAAAACAATTATCCAAAGAATTACTACCTGAAGAAAAAAACCAAATTAAACAATGCCTTGGAGAAGACCATACTACTACCGTAGAAGATACTACTGGCCTCGCTACAGAAGACCTAGAAGAAATTTTTGGACAAGACGCCGAAGAAGATACCGACAACCGGTAAGAAAAAAACTTAAAACTTTAAAAGTAAAAGAATATCAACCTCATTGTATTAGAAAAACTAAGATAAAAGGAATGATTCCCCTTTTCTGGGGACCACCAGAACGCTTTATTAGCAATTATGAACTATTTGAAAACAGTATTGCACCAGAAAAGCTACCTAGCGGAGGACTATTTTCTGTAAAAAAACTTTACTTTAGAAGCCTTGTACGCAGAACATAGATATGCAAGAAATGTATGGACTGTAACAAACAATGATTTACCTTTTGTAAGATATACAGGATGCAAAATTAAAATATATAGACCAGAAACAATAGATTTAATAGTATCATACAGTAACACATTACCAATGACATCTAATTTAGACTTATATGAAACCTTACACCCAGGCATACACTCAATGGTAAAAAACAAAATATTAGTAACATCTACCAAAAAAACTCACAGAAAACCATATAGAATACTAAAAATACCACCACCTACACCAATGCAAAACAAATGGTACTTTGCCGCAGACATTAGTAAAGTACCCTTATGCCAAATTAGATCATCAGCTACAACTCTAGAAGAATACTACATAAACCAAAAATCAATTAGCACATCAATGACTATATACTACCTAAATCCAGGAGCAATGACAAACACAAACTACATGCCAAACAAAACAACAGGATACTATGCCAGAAAACACTTAGACAAAAAAATATACCTATACTCTGCAGGCAAACAAGAAATAAACAATAATACCCTAGTAAAAAATGTAGTCTTTTTAGGAAACACAAGCTTAAATCAAGCAGGAACCACTTTTCCAGCAATACAATCCACAGAAGAAATGCATGCATATATACAAAAATATCAATGGGAAAACTGGGGTAACCCATTTTATACAAAATACCTAACAGGAGAATACAAAGTATACTTTTCAGAAAAAAACCTGCAAGACATGTTCCAATACATAGTATCTAAAAAAACTGAATTTAACACTTTAAAAGTTCCGGAACACTCTTTTACACAGACAACATTAACACACAATTTTAGATACAACCCATTTAATGATCAAGGCCTATATAGTTCCATATACATACTATCAAACAAAGACACCACAGATGATTGGTCACCACCAATATCTGAAGACCTCCAACAATCACACCTACCATTATGGATACTAACATTCGGCTTTCTATCATTTCAAAGAAAACTAAAAAAAGTAAAAAACATAGACACAGAACAGCTCATAGTACTAAGACACAATGTAACACAACTAACATCCAAAGATATACTACCAATAATAGACCCAGACTTTTTATATGGAAGAAGTCCCTATGAAAAACAAGCAAATCCAATTGACTTTGATAGATGGAACTTATGTACACAATTCCAATATCAAACATTAAACAACATAGCTATGTCAGGACCAGGAGCACCACGCATACCAACACTGGAAAGCTGTGAAGCTAAAATAAACTATTGCTTTTATTTTAAGTGGGGAGGAAACCTACCTCCAATGTCAACTATCACAGATCCATCAAATCTGCCACATTTTCACTTGCCCACTAACTTCAGCTCGACAAATTCGTTACAGAATCCAGCAGACAACCCAGAAAGACTGTTATACTCCTTTGATGAAAGACGAGGAAACCTTACGGAAAGAGCTATCAAACGCTTACAAAAAGACATCCAACTTAAAGAAATTTCTTTTACAGATGGAACAAAATTCCAAGAAATTCCACAATCAAGAGAAGAAAGCTCATCACAGACGTCAACCTCGGAAGAAGAAGACGAGACACAGACAGAGAAACTACTCCTCAAGCTCAACAAACAGCGACTCCAGCACAAGCAGCTCAAGCTCCGAATAATTCAACAACTGGGATACCTTCCAAAATTAAAATAATAGCCTGCAAAAATCAAGCATTTTTATTTCCACCAGCACCAAAAAACAGAAGACTAACACCATGGGAAGAACAAGAAGAAAGAATTGAAGCACAAATATGGAATAGACCTAGAAAATACTTTATTTTTGACAAACCATTTCACCCACAGTGCCCTCCAGAACCTAAAGTAAATTTTGACTTAAATTACCAATTTTAATAAAGAAATAAAGGGCTAGGCCCCATTGACTCAAAGTCGGTGTCTGTTCCTTTAAGTCTCAACTTATTTAAACGAACTCCGCCTCCCTAAATTCGGGCGCCAAAAGGGGGCTCCGCCCCCTTAAACCCCAAGGGGGCTCCGCCCCCTTAAACCCCCAAGGGGGCTACGCCCCCTTACACCCCCTAATAAATATTCAACAGGAAAACCACCTAATTAGAATTGCCGACCACAAACGGTCTTTTAGTTCCTCATTTACATAACTTCCCTTTTTACTCATTATTATTCATTACATTAATTAATAATCACCGTAATTCCGGGGAGGAGCTAAAACACTATAAATTTACTATACCCTCCGAATGGCTGAGTTTATGCCGCCAGACGGAGACAGAATCACTTCAGTGACTTCTGGCTGATCTTGGGCGGGAGCCGAAGGTGAGTGAAACCACCGAAGTCTAGGGGCAATTCGGGCTAGATCAGTCTGGCGGACCGGGCAAGAAACTTAAAATATTTTATTTTACAGATGTTTAAAACTCCTTCAAGATCTCC